AGCGATCCACATCATCCTGCACCTCTTTCGAGACGGTGTGCATGACGACGAACTGCTCTTTGATGTGATCCCATTGGATCAGACCTGCTTCGGCAGCCGAGTGCAGATGATCTGCAATCTCCTGTGCTGTGGCACAGTGGTGACGAAGCAAGCCAATCAGAGCAGAGACTTCCAGACGCTTCAAGATGACCATGTAAGTCATCATGTCCATTCCCAGTTTCTTGGGAATGTTGAAGACTCTCAGTGCCTCGTACAGTTCTTCACTCTGTTCGAACTCAGCACGGATGCGAGGAACAACCTGATTCTTGTTGAACAGCTCTTCCAGACGAAGTTGTTGCTGCATCAATGGATTGGTACCCATGGTTCACTTCTCCTTGATGATCATTGGAGGACGGCCACTCAAGATGGCCTCACGTTCAGCACGTTGGTTGAGCAACATGACTTGAACTTTTTCCATCTCAGTGCAGGGTATGCCCATGGTGGACCAGAACACACCTGACTTTCGATGGTAGAAACTGGCAGGCCCATCGTAGGCACTGCTGATGGAATGGGGACCAAATTGGTCTTTCACGAAAGTGCCATTGATGATGGGCATGTTTTCTCCTTGGTTCAGATTTACCATGATCCCCAGTACATCTTTTTGTCGCCCAAGAATGGACGCCATGCCAAATCGAAATGGCAGTTGTCAGGGGCACGATGGAACAAGGGAGCGATCTCCTTGTCCTGATAGCCTGCAAGACCACAGCCAATGCGGGTCACCTTGAATTGGTATTCCGGGTTACGCTTGGCAAACACCAGGAAGTGGTGGATGTTCATGGCCACCGTTGGGAATGGCAGCGTTTGGATGTGGTGGTCCTTGGTAGGCAAGGCATAGCTGTTGCCCGTCATTCCCTGGCCCACACCCATTTCGGCACCGTGTTTCTTCGCAGCCACGTAGGCAGCACCAGCACCGTGAACCCCAGCGAGATTGCTTCCGAAGACGAAAATTTGTTGTTGGATAGGCATAGCGGATTAACCTCTGTTTTCCAGCATAGGTTTGACAACGAGACGTTCATACGTCTCCATGAAAGCGTAATCGCTCAGCATCGCCAGATTGAAAATCGGGATGTTCAGTATTTGGGCCAAGCGCATGGCTTGACCTGTACCACCTGTGACCTTGCCTTCCGGCGTCCAGCAGATGACCATGTTCACTGGCTCATTCAGATCGACTCCCAGAATCTGGTAGCCATTGCGAGCATGCAGAGCCCGTGCATAGTCACTGCACTTGTGCCATGCAGGATGGAGGCGTGATGCCAAATCCATTGCAGCAGCTTGCTGCTCGTTGCTGTAGGGCACACTGGATGCCATGCAGGTATTGCGACCCATCATGTGCCCAGCTAGGTAGATCTCCTTGGTTCCTTGAACCTGATCGCAGCCCCACTCGAAAGCCGTATCGGCTCCCGGTGCTCCACCACTGCGAAGGGTCCAGCCCTGTTTGGCGAGACCAGCAGCGATATCAGCCATACGGCAACGTTGCTGATCAGGGGTATTACGACTTCCGATTCCGGCGTATTTCATTGATGACCTTCAATTTGTGTTGTTGCAGTTGATTGCACAATTCCTTCAAATCCCAAGAAGGATCACCACTGGTGCTTTGGACCACGATGTTAAAACGCTTGCTGTGCAACCGAGAGTGGTAGTACAAGGACAGAACGTTCATGCCGTTGCCCATGACTTTGACCAGGACTTTGGCATTACCTGCCCACAGGAAAAACACATACCAAAGACCGATAGGTACCTTAACGGTGTATTCCTGATCCAGTTCGTTACGGCAGTAGACCGTCCAATAGAACAGTCTCATGCAACCCCCATTTCCTGAAGAACCTTCAGGGTGATGTACGACAGCATGGCAAGGCCAGCTACGATTTGAATGGCATGGCCCACATGCTTGGCCCAGTCCACAGATTTCTTCTTTTGGTAGTACATGTCTATCTCCTGACAAAAAATAACGAAACAACCAACAGCGCCGGAGGCGCCATCGGTTAGCTTATTTACCTTTGTACTGTTTGGCCAAATGACGAGCCCAACGCTTGCGTGCGTCGAGCATCTTCTTTTGTTTGACGGATTCCCTTACTCGGTAATACTCGTCACCAATTTGGTAAGCCACCCAAGAATTCAATGTGCGATGACCCTTGATTTGGCTCATCACGATTTTTCTGGCTTGATTATGAAGTTCGTACAAGCGTCGGATTTCGTCCTCACCTTTACCTTGTACTGCTACCTTGAATGCTTCATTGATAGCAATGCATAGGAATTCTTCTTCGGGCAGATACTTGATAGCTGCCAGGAACATTTTTGAGAGAGTCATTTCATTCCCCTTTGAATTCTTCAGCCAATGAGAGGCACCAGTTGATGCGTGTTTGCCGCATCATGTATTCACGGTTGCCAGGATCTTGGTGATACAGATTGGGATGCTTTTTCAACATCCAGGCTGAAAGGTAGATGTGACCTTTCAGTCTTTCCATGATGATTCCGCTGGCCATATTAACGAGTTTGGCCAACTCCGTATCATCAGCATTTGTATTCTCTATGTCATACAAGCCATAGCAGATATATCTGCACTTGCCTTCAGCAAGGCGTTGTGCGACATCCAGAAATAATTCTGAGAGAGTCATAGTTTTTCCTTTCAGGGTTTGTGCGTTCCGAGCTTTTCAGCTCGCAAGAAGTAGGCATCTTGGATGTACTTGGGCAAGTACCAAAACGCACTGAGGTAGCCGTTGTACAGGGCATTCAATGACTTGAATTCCACGTCACTGAGGAAGTCGCTAGATTGCTGAAGGTCATCCATGTCTTTCACCTATTTATATCCATCAAACCACAAAAAAAGACCTCACCGAAGTGAGGTTCTTCAACGAGACAAATCTTCGATCTGTGCCATGCGTTTGGCCAACGAACTGGATGCTGGGACAGCAGTTTGATCCGCAGCAGTGTAGCCACTGTAGGCCATGAGGCTGGCCATCAGCAAAACGAAAATGAATCGGGTCATGGTATTCCCCTTGGTTCAATGAATGATGTTGTCACCTTGGAAGGTGTTGGCTTTGCGAGGGACATGAATCTCTTCGATGTCTCCATCGCTGAAGACCAAGCCAATGACCTCGTTGTCGTCCAACTTGGCGATCATGAGATAGGCACCACAGTTGACGAGCATGTTCTTGACCACTGAACGAAGTTGGATTTCATCCATAGCGTCTGGGTCAATGGGAGTGGGTACTTGAGTGATTTCAGGCATGGGATAGTCTTTCGGTGGGTTTCGTAGAAAAGTTAAAAATTCTACTTGATAGGTTATCGGGTGATGATCTATCAAGTAGAACTAAAACTAGGGGAACCGAAGTCCCCCTAGTCTGTAGCCCGGATGTTAGCCGAGCAGGTTGAGCTTCACCGCAGCTGGGCTGAACGGATTTTCGCTCGATGCCAGCACGGTCGGCTCTGCGACGTGCCGGATCTGGATTTGCAGATTCACGATCTGCGTCCCACCATTTGGAATGGCCTGAGCGGCCTTGATCAGGTCGTCCAGCAGGTTATTACCTGCCGAGATGATCTGACCGGTCTCGGTCGTGATCTTGCCGGGCTTCTTGCGCTGCATGGTATCCAGCGCAATGCCCATAGGCAAGGAGACGAACCGAGTCTCTTCGGTCCCGTCAGAACCGGTGACATCGACTTCATAGCCGATGTTGAGCCAGAACTTTGCCGGGATGCGCTCTTCCTTGACGGAAGAAGCAGCAGCCTCTGGCAAGTTGTTGCCCAGGTTGAAACGACGGGGTTCGATTGCATTTGCAGCCATGGTAGTACTCCAATGTAGTTAAGGGAACAAGCCCAAGACGGGCTCATAAGCGCCGGAGGCGCAAACATAGTGAAACTACGATTGGTCTATCGGAGTTCACAAAGGGTGTAGGTGTAGGTGTAGAACTAAAATAGGGAGCCGAAGCTCCCTAGGTTATCGCTGCTGTTTAGGCTTGCGGGTACACGAGAGCGTGGAAGATAGCCACGGACTCGTTGTAATCATGCTCGAACGTAGGGCACTTGGCGAGTTGCGCACGAATGCGTTCGGCGCGTTGAGCCTCTTCGAGTGCCGCTTCCTCGATGAGCTGAGTGGCTCGGCGTTTCTTGTCGATGGTAATGCGGATACGCTGAGCGTCCGCTTGGTCTGCGACGTAGGCATTGATCATGCCGATGCCTTCGGTGGCCGCATCCAAGGTTGCGGTGATGGTTTCTGCGGCCTTGCCGACAGAGGTGAAGAGAGAACCTACGGTTGAACGTGCGGTTGCCATGATGGAATACTCCTAGTTGTTGAGAAGATGGGACGATTGTCCCAAGAGTGCCGGGGGCACTGGTGTAGGTATGGTGGGATATACCGGGGGGGATAGTCTGGTTATTTAAGAGGTACCTGACTAGGTGTACTGAATTGTCACTTCACTACAATCAAAATTCACATAAAAAATTTTAGAAAAATCTCCCTCTAAAAGCCCAACATAGTTCTATGTATGTAGAGATTCAATGACTTCATTCAAGGCAGAAGTTGCCTTCATCATCTCTTGCAGGTAAATGCCTGAGATGACGCTAGGATGAATGATGGGATCACGGTAGTGACTACGAAGACGCACCAAGCTTTCGAACATGATCTCATTGACGTTTCTCGGCAACTCAATGATGTGCATGTCTCGATAGCCCAATTGGTCCATGAAAGCAACTCTCCTTTTTCTGTCAACAGCCCTCAGACAGATGAGTGTTCTCTTCTTGGTTCTATTGGGGGGTTGATTGAGCCCCGTAGCGTAGAAGCTGTTAAAGCCCCTAATGATTCTGTGGATCAATTTGCTATTGACCATGTTTGCGTATACACGGTTATTCATGGTTAGTCCTTCAAGAGATCAAAGAATGAATACCTTGAGGCATTGCGGTGGAAATCGGATTCATGATCAACTTGAGAAGACAAGTCCTTCATGAGTGAATCCAGATTCTTGCCTGTGTCTTCGATGGCTTTCGAGTAGTAGGCATCGACAAAGGAATGGTCCAGATGAACCCTCCTGTATTTCTTTCCTTGGTTCTGGGCGAGACTACGAATCTCATCCAAAGAACGAGCCTTTGCTACATCCACCCCCTGAATGCCACGCTTGGCAAGCAAGTCGTAAATGTCACGGTCATTGACGTTGGGGTGGATGATGACAAGATCACCTCGTTCAACCAGCGAAACCATGTGGGTGGTTCGACCGCTTTGACGAAGGGTTTCAAAGTAGATGTTGGTGCAGGCACGGATGCCCAGGCTGATGCCGTAAATGTCCATGGTGAATGCCTCTTTGTTGTTTGTGGTTCATGCCAGGAAAAAAAGTGGGGGAGGCTGACTTTGATCAGCACTCCCCCAAAGGTTCACCATGGCAGATGAATTCGAGAATATGTGATGGTTTGATGAAGGAGCCACCACTCCTACTACTTCAGGACAGGAGGAAATCCCAGTAGCTGCGGATGTTATCTTGCCACCTCTTCCGCTGGGACCGACACATTTCACAATGTGCAGGTCCAGTGTAGCGTATTGGTGTTGTTTTTTCCCTGGGGTTTTGCCCCGCAAAACACAATAGGGGAAGCAACCTCAGTCTCAGTAGTAGAGAGAAGCGAAAAGTAGGCTAAAGTATAACCACATTTTCACAACAGGAGTTGCTATGTCTGATCAAGAAATTGGCGTTCGTCACACGAGCTACGGTGTCGAGCCTGTGTTCCCCATTGGTGGAGCCCCGCGTGTAAGCATGGAAGCCGTGCTTGCTGAGATCGTGGATGAGACCTACACGGTTCTGCCCAGTGGTCGGGTTACCGTCTGCGAGATCACCCTGCGGAATGGCTTCGTGGTACGGGGGGTAGCCAGCGTGGTTTTCATCGAGAACAACATCCCCGAGCTGGGTCGCAAGTACGCACGCGAGCAAGCCGTCGAGCAGATTTGGCAACTGCTGGCCTTCCGTCTGCGTGATCAGGAATGGCTCAAGCTACAGGGCACAACCCAAGAAAAAAACTGATCGGCACATGCAAGAACATGGGGGCTTCGGCCCTCTACCTCCATACAGAGAAGAGATTCGGAGTACGAAATGTTGACACGAGACATGATTGAGCGGTCCTTGCCGCCAAGCCTTAAATCTGCTGCCACCCAGGAGCTGACTGACTTGGTGAACCAAGCCACCAGCGATCCGATCGTGGCCGAGCAGGTTCGGGACAACTTCATCACCTACAGCGTGGTGCTGCAAGAAGGGAAGTACAAGACCAAGGACTACCTCAACGCGATCATGTACGTGACGCACAAGCTGATGGGGCTGTCCAACAAGGACGCCTATGCCCGTACCTTCCCCCAGCGAATGTCCGATCTGATCGCAGCAGGCACTTCCGAGAAGGACATCTCTGCCTACGTGTCGGCGTTCCACAAGGGCAAGATGGTCAACTCCATCATGGAGAAGGCAGTCATCCCGACGTGGTTGCTGAACCAGGAAGCCTACCAAGATGCCATCAATCGTCAGGTCCACCTGATGAAAAATGCAGCCAGTGAGATGGTTCAGACCCAGGCAGCTAACAGTCTGTTGACCCATTTGGCTCGTCCCAAAGAGGCTGCACCCGCTATCAACATCAACTTGGCTGAGACTTCAGGCATGGCTGAGATGCGTGGTCTGCTCACTCAGTTGGCGACACAACAGATTGACTTGATCAAGCAAGGGGCAACAGCCAAGTCAGTGGCTGCTCAGTCCATTGTTGATGTGGAGGCTAAGGATGTCAGTAACTAAAGAGTTGGTCAAACAGGAACTTGATCAGTGGTTGGATAGCGTTGACTACAAGGAACTAAACTCTCCAAGCTACATCCCTAGCAAGTTCGCTCTGATCTTTATGAACTTCATCAAGTTGGTGAACGGTAAAGAGGGAGAGAGTCACAAGACTCCCCCTGTTCACTTGAAGATGTTGGACAAGATCACCCACCCAAGTTCATACATTGCCAACCTTTGTTTCCGTGGAGCTGCAAAGACTACGCTCTTCATGGAGTACATGACGCTGTTCATTGCAGTCTTCGGTGAACTTCCAGGGTTGGGAAAAATCGAAGGGATGATCTACGTCTCGGACTCTATGGACAACGGTGTGAAGTCGGCACGTAAGAACATCGAGTTCCGGTACAACAACAGTGAGTTCCTACAGGAGTGGCTACCTAAGGCAATCTTCACTGACAACTACTTGGAGTTCCAAAGCAAAGACGGTCACCGTCTGGGTGTGAAGATGTTCGGTGCCAAGACAGGTCTACGGGGTACCAAGATTTTCGGTAAGCGTCCCGTGTTGGCCATCCTCGATGACTTGGTAAGTGACGATGACTCCAAGAGCCAAGCTGCCATGCTGGCCATCAAGGACACGATCTACAAGGGCGTGAACCACGCTCTCGATCCCACTCGTCGCAAGGTCATCTTCAACGGTACGCCATTCAACAAGGAAGACATCCTGATCGAAGCAGTGGAATCGGGGGCCTGGGACGTGAACGTGTGGCCGGTCTGCGAACGCTATCCTTGTGAGCGAGAAGACTTTGTGGGTGCCTGGGAAGATCGCTTCAGTTACGACTACGTGAAAGAGCAGTACGACATGGCGGTCAAGACCGGCAAGATCGCTGGCTTCATGCAAGAGCTGATGCTTCGGATCTCGTCAGAAGAAGAACGCCTGATCCAAGACAACGAGTTCTGCTGGTACAGCCGAGCCGAGTTGCTGACCAACAAGCACCGCTACAACTTCTACATCACGACCGACTTCGCCACGTCCTCCAAACAAACCGCCGACTACACCGTCATCTTCGTCTGGGCCTACAACGCCAATGGCGATTGGTTTTGGGTGGATGGGATCATGGCAAAGCAGAGGATGGACAAGACCGTGGATGATCTGTTCCGTTTGGTTCAGAGGTACAAGCCCTTGCAGGTCGGGGTGGAAATTACCGGTCAGCAAGGTGGCTTCATCCCTTGGCTCCAAAAAGAGATGCTGAGCCGCAATATCTGGTTCAACTTCGCTTCCAGCGGAAAGACGGGTGAACCCGGTATTCGTTCCCCTGGTGACAAGCTGGTCCGTTTCAATCTGGTGGTGCCTCTGTTCAAACTTCGCAAGATGTATTACCCCATTGAAATGAAGCAGAGTGTTATCATGGGCATACTCATGGGCCAATACCGATTGGCTACCCAAAGCGGTCTGAAGGGCAAAGACGACGGTATCGACGGTACCTCCCAGCTTGCTTTTCTGAACCCTTGGAAACCCAACGAAAATTCCTTGCAAACTGCTTCCGACAATCCAGATGCTATCTGGGATGACGAAGGCCAAGAAGAAAGTGTCAATGCCCTTTCCTCCTACATCGTTTGAGGTCAAATGAAACTCAATGAACTACTCCGAGAGTTGGCCCTTGGCGAGCTTTCAAACATGGCTTTGGCCGAGACAGGTAACATCGCTGAAGGACGCATTCCGCAAATCGTGATGTATGCCAATGAGGCTCTGCATCGGATCTACAGCCGTTTCTGTTTGAAGCAGCAAGATTTGATCTTGGGCCTGTACGGGCACATCACCTACTACCACTTCCTGCCACGCTTTTCTTACAGCCAGCACGGTGAGTACGGTGAGCAGTATCCCTACATCATGGATACCAATGGGGAACCGTTCCTAAACGATGTCATCAAGGTTCTCTCTGTTTACGACAGCTACGGTCAGTGCCTTCCACTGAACGATTCCGAGCTACCCAACTCTCTGTTCACACCCCAGCCCAACATGCTTCAGGTGCCTAATCCGAGCCACGGGAATCGGCTTGTGGTCAGCTACCAAGCATGCCATCCTAAGCTTGACCAAGAAGCTTTGGATGATGAGATAGAACTTCCTTACCACTTGCACAGTGCAGTGAAAGCGTACATTGCTTTCCTCCACTACAGCAACATGAACACACAAGAAGCTCAGGCAATCGCTTCGGGTCATCTGGCCAAGTACGAAAGCGAATGTGCAGAGATTCTGAATCAAGATTTGGTCAGCACCTCGACGGTCACGACCAATACCCGTTTCGATAAACGAGGCTTTGTCTAACATGAGTAACCTGCCCATCACCCATCCCTACAACTCCTTTGGTGCCCCTGTAGACAAGCACATTGGTGACGCTTTCCCTGCGGTGGAAGCTGTCGCTAAGCGCCTGCAAGAAATTGTCTACTTGGCCAATCACCTTACAGACATTCAGCCTCGTGACATTGAACTCAAGGCTGAATCCCCGCAAAAGGAAATCCTTTGGCGTCGTGTTGGTGAAGCGGATTGGAAACTCCTGATCACCTATCAGAACCTTCTTGGTTCGGATTTGGGTACCCTGGATGCTGTGGTTCAAGATGCCATTGATCGCATTGCAGACCTGGAACGTACACAAGACGACTTCTGGCAGAAGACTCCTGATCCCTATGAAGAAGGGATCATGGTCACCTCTCCCTACTACACGGTGGTCCACGACGGCAAGTATTACTCGCCCAACGTCTACGCCATCCCCTTTTTCACAGGCTTGTGGGAACCAACGCAATGGCGTGATCTGGCTGAACTGCCCGGTCAGACCACTAACAGCTCCATCATTGCTGGGGTCAAACGCATCAGTGTGACCCTTGGCGGTTACACGGAAAACGCTCAAACCATTCCTTTGACGTTGGATGGCGAAGAGATTTCCGATACCAACACTTTCTTGTTGGAGCATCCTGGCATCTACGAAGTGGACATGCGGATTCTTGCCAAAACTGACGACATCAGCTCTTGGGCTCGTCTGCATCGAGGCTTTACGCTGGTTGTTACAGCAGACGGCAACGTGGACATGCTCTATCTGGACACTCCTTCTATGGATCGTTTCGTTAATCTGGATGCCGTACTGCTTACCATCACAGCCTTTGGTTCCAAGTTGATCCCTTATGTCACGGGCATGAACGGCACAAACCTCAACTGGACTGGTTTCATTTCCATTAACCAAACTGCTGTGATCTGACAGGAATAGGAACAACCATGTGGGCATTCGATTCGTTTGCAAAATGGGTTGTTGTAAATCCGATTCGAATCAAATCGAGTCGGAAAGTCAACAACGTCAAAGACACCACCCCGCCTTACAAGCTCACTGTGGACAAAGAGCTTGTTGACTTTGGTTCGGTACGCTTGGGCAACACTACCTTCATACACATGGTTCGTGTAACCA